GCAGTGCCTCAAAATATGCCTGTGGCAGCAGCGACACAAAACATCAATGACTTGAGTGTCAAAATCTTGCCTGAGAAAATGAGCAACTATGTTCCATTCGGGCATTTCAAAGATGTCAAAAAAATCATCAAATCCAAAATCTTCTTTCCAGTTTTCGTAACTGGTTTAAGTGGTAACGGTAAAACTTTGATGGTCGAACAAGTTTGTGCGGCACTTAAAAGAGAATTATTCAGAGTGAACATCACCATCGAAACTGATGAAGATGATTTGATGGGTGGACATACTCTTATTAATGGAAACATTATGTTCAGAGAAGGGCCAGTTATTAAAGCAATGAGAAAAGGAGCGGTTTTACTTCTTGATGAAGTTGACTTGGGTTCTAACAAACTTATGTGCTTACAATCAGTTCTTGAGGGTAAAGGATATTTAATTAAGAAAACTGGTGAGTGGGTCAAGCCTGCGACTGGTTTCACAATTTGTGCAACAGCAAACACTAAAGGACAAGGCTCTGATGATGGAAAATTCATCGGGACTCAAATTATGAATGAGGCCATGTTGGAAAGGTTTGCAATTACAATGGCACAAGAGTATCCACCAGTGAAAACTGAGCAAAGAATACTTTTCAAAGAAATGGAATTGACTGGTGCAGTTGATGAAGAGTTTTGTAAGAAACTTGTTGACTGGGCAGACATTATCAGAAAAACCTATTATGAAGGTGCGATTGATGATGTGATCACCACTAGAAGATTGGTTCACATAGTGAATGCTTTTAGAATGTTTGATAACAAACTAAAATCCATTGAAATGTGTATTTCTAGGTTCGATGAAGAAACTAGAGCATCAATACTTGATCTCTACTCTAAAATAGACGCTGGTGTCGATTTAAATGAATTAAAAGGTGAAAACCCTCTAGACGAAAACAGCGGTTCAGAGTATAATGAAGAGGATGTTTAATAAAAAGCCAAGTATCGAATACAGATATAATGAAGAGGCTCTAATTAAGGAGCTCTCTTCTTATGTGGACTCAACATACTTACAACATTACTCATTAAACTCTTTTCAAGCAACTGAGTTTATAATTGACAGTGGTCATGGCGAGGGATTTTGTATTGGTAATATTTTAAAGTATGCACAACGCTATGGTAAAAAAGGTGGTAGAAATCGTGCTGACTTATTAAAGGTATTACATTATGCTTTGATGATGGTTCATGTTCATGACAAAGAGGTAAATAATAGTGATGAAAATTAGCAATGACACAAGAAATGTCTTAAAAAATTTCTCAACAATTAATTCGGGTATCCGAGTTAAAGCAGGAAACAAGGTTGAAACCATTTCCAATATGAAAAATATTCTTGCAGTGGCCACGGTAAATGAATCGTTCCCTCAAGATTTTTCAATATACAACTTACCTGAGTTTTTAGGTGCAACATCCCTTTTGGATGATGCAGACTTTCAATTCAATGATGTAAGTTTAACGGTGTCAGATGATCATTCATCTATGTCTTATTTCTATGCAAGTGAAGGCATGGTGGTTGCACCTGACAAAATGATTACAATGCCTGAAACAGAAATTTCGTTTAGTGTTTCTAGTCAGTTGTTAAGTGATTTAAACAAGGCGGCAAGTGTCTTGGGTGTTAATGATTTAGTCTTAGAGTCCGATGGAACTAAGATAACCTTAACCGTAAAGGATAAGAAGAACTCAACATCTAATACATTTAGTCGAGTTGTAGGTGAAGCCGATGGTTCCACTTACACAATGAACTTCAAAATTGAGAATTTGAAGATTCTAGAAGGTAATTATGAGGTGAAAGTATCCTCAAAAGGTATTTCTCATTTCAATAATAAAGATATTGATTTAGAATACTTTATTGCATTAGAACCTGATTCAGTTTTTAACGCATAATGCCTATATACTTATTGTGAGTGTTAGTGAAATATGTCTCTGCTAATCTCACGGGAACTACTCGTTTCTCATCTTCAAGGGTGAGTAGTGCGAAAGACACGGTGGGGTGTTTTTCACCAATTATATTATGAAAAAAGAATTTTTATTTGTTGAAAAGTATAGACCTCAAACGATTGAGGATACGATTTTACCCGCTGACATAAAACAAACCTTTTTAGAGTTTGTAAAACAAGGTGAAATTCCTAATTTAATGTTATGTGGTTCTGCTGGTGTCGGGAAGACTACCATTGCAAAAGCCCTCTGTAACGAACTAGGAGCCGATTTCATCGTCATTAACGGATCAGATGAAGGTAGACTCATTGATACCCTTAGGACAAAGATAAAGAACTTTGCATCAACTGTTTCATTAATAGATGGCCCCAAGGTTGTTATACTGGATGAAGCAGATTATATCTCAGCAGATTCAGTTCAACCAGCATTGAGAAACTTTATAGAAGAGTTTTCAAATAACTGTAGGTTTATATTTACTTGTAATTATAAGAATAGGATTATTCCACCATTACATTCTAGAACTACAGTGATTGATTTTACTATCACGCCGCCTGATAAGGAAAGATTGGCAGCGGTTTTCCTTGCAAGGTTAATGGAAATTTGTGCCGAAGAAAAGATCAAGGCAGATATTCCAGTATTAGCAGAATTGATTATCAAATTCTTTCCCGATTTTAGAAGGTGTTTGAATGAGGTTCAGAGATATGGTGTAAGTGGAGTAATCGACAGTGGATTACTTGCAACACTTTCAGAAGAGAAATTAACACCATTAGTTGATATGATGCAAGAAAGAAATTGGGGTGCAATGAGAAAATGGGTTGCACAAAATTCTGATAATGATTTTAATACATTATACAGAAAAGTGTTTGATACACTTGAAAAGAGATTAGAACCAAGTTCGGTTCCAGCTGCAGTATTACTAATTGCAGATTATCAATATAAAGCTGCATTTGCCATGGACAGTGAGATTAATTTCGCTGCATGTTTGACTGAAATAATGTCGGAGTGTAAATTTAAATGACAGAATATACCGAAGTAGTAGATAAACAAAGACTGATTATTGAAGCAGAGAAGTGGGCAAAAATGCCTAGTCAAATTCATGCCTTCAATACTATAGACACAGCAGTATGGTATGACACTAGACGAACAGATGGTAGAGTCATAGATACTCATTTTAATGATGGCCGCATCGAAAGAGAATTAAGACCATCAGGCAAGATAGTCAAGATGGGAAAAAAACTATCACGCGCAAGACTTATCGACATGTTTACTAGAAGAAACTCTAAGTAATGGTCAAACGAAATCCATTTGATTTTGTTAAGTCAGTTTCCCAAACAAAAATAGACCTTATGGTTGATGAGGTCGAAGAAAAAGCATATCAACCATTTTTAATCAACAAAGCATTATCTTATCACCAAGATTCTGTTTTCTTCACTAATGAAATGAACATTAGACACGGAGTGGATAACCGCCTTCAATATGTGTTTTTCCTAAATACATTGAGAAAGAGGCAAAGGTTTTCAAAGTGGTCTAAACCATATATTAGTAAAAAACTTGATGTCATAAAAAAACATTATCAGGTATCAACAAAAATAGCAAAAGAGTATGTCGAATTGTTAACTGATAAGCAGATGAAAGAGTTGAAGAAAACAATGAATCTAGGTGGAATTAATGAATGAGATAGAAAACTTAGTCAAAGACTTAGTCGAAATTACCTTCCCCGAAAAAGACGATTTTTTAAAGATAAGAGAAACACTTAGTCGTATAGGTGTAGCATCTAGAAGAGACCAAGAGCTTTTCCAGTCTTGTCATATCCTTCATAAAAGAGGGAAGTATTACATTGTTCACTTCAAAGAACTATTCAAATTAGATGGTAAACCTACCAACATAGATGAATCAGATATAGGTAGAAGAAACACTATTGTTAAACTTTTAGAACAATGGAAACTACTTACTATCCTTGATTCTTCTCAAATGGAGTCTCCACAAGCCCCATTATCCCAAATCAAAATCATTCCTTTCAAGGAAAAATCCGAGTGGAAACTCACCACAAAATACTCAATCGGGAGTAATAATAACTAAATATTACCGTTAATATCAATAACGGAGGCAAAAGTCATGATAGACTTTATTAAAGGTATATGGGATATTTTAATGTTAGTTCCTATAGTAATATCTATAGCTAGTGTAGTTGTAGCAATGACACCAACACCTAAAGACGATAAACTTTGGGCTAAGGTATATGTTTATGTAGAAATGCTTGCACTTGCAGTAGGTAAAGCTAAGGATAAAAATCCACTACTTAAAAAGTAACCTAAATACTTAGGATTAAATCAGGAGATATTATGGAAACATCAACAATAATCGGGTTAGCAATAGCCTTAGTTGTAGTTTATCTTGTTTATTCAGAATCTAAGAAAGACAAGGCAAAAGCAGGAAAACCTACTAAACAGTCAGGTGTTCTTAGAGCTGGCCCTAAAAAGAAAGGCAGAAAAAGTCATTCTAAGACTGATCTTAAAAAACTAACTAAAAATCAGTTAGTCGAACTTGCAAATAAAAAGAATTTGAAAGTTAAAGTGTCAGGTAAAAAGGCAGCTGTGATAAACGAAATACACGAACAATTAGATGATGAAGATGACTCAGACGAAAACGCTGATTTATAAAAACTTCTAGAAGTATTCAAGAAAACAACAACAAGGGTCGTTCTTGACCCTTGTTTTTTTCTCCAATGTGGACAAATGATGATGCAATTATTATAAATAATTGTATCAAATATCTTTGGCTCTATAGTCCAAGGGTATCTTTATGTGGAGAAAAAATTTAATGAAGCGTTATATACTTCCTTTGTTATTGGGT